TATAGTAATACTAATAATAATAATAATACTAATAATAATAATACTAATAATAATAATACTAATAATAATACTAATAATAATAATAATAATAATAATAAATCTACTCTTTTTATTCCAAATCAACAAGATACATTATTTTGGTGTTTTTATATTATAAAAAATGGCGAGATTAATTATCAATTATTAAATAATAAAAATTTCATATTAGCAATGCAATTAAAAATAGAATTAGTAATTGAAATACGAAAATATAAAGATATTTTTAAAAAATATAAATTCGATACTATATCAAATATTGAAAGTAATTTAGGTATTGATAAATATATAAATATAAAAACATTTTTAGTATTATGTAGTGTTTCAAATATTAATATTATTTATATTCATAATAAAACATATTATGAATTATTAATGAATGATTCTAATAAAATTTATATTATTAATCAAATACAAAATGAAAATAAATACAATTGTAAATATGGATATGAATTAGCTTCAGAGAATTCATTAAATAATATAAAAAATACATTATTTAAAATTGAAAATATTAATAAACCAATTAAATCAATCACATTTTATAAAATATTAGATTTAATAAATATTTGTAAAAAACTAGAAATTGAAATAATAAATAAAGATACTAATAAAAATAAATCAAAAAATGAGTTATATGAAATAATTCTTACAAATTTATAAATAAATAAATATAATTTATTTATAAATTATATTTATAAATAAAAAAAAATTGAACTATGATTTAAAAATATGTCTTATTATATATAAATAAGAATGAGTTCTTTTGAAAAATCAAAAACGGACGTTTTAGAAGAAACAATTGATTTTGGTAAATCATATTTAAATGATTTATTTAAAGAATTAGACATAAAATCACAAAGTCAAATACTTAAAATGCAGAAAAAAGAAGATCAAATAGAACTTTTAAAAGATATAAATCATCCTGAATTACAAACATATTATAATAATTTACCTAAATCAACACAAGAAAAATTAGATGCACAAAATATTCGTGATAAATTTAGAATAATAAAACAAATTGTAAATAAAAAAAAATTAGCAAGTTCACAAAAAAAAGAAGAACGAAAAGAAATTGAACCTGAAGATGAAGAACCTGAAAAACCCGAAAAAGAAGAAAATGATGAAGAAGAAGAAGAAACTGAAGAAGTTATTCAAAAAATAAAAAAAGAAGGACCACAACAAATACGTTTTGAAAATATGATGAATTCATTTTATGCTATGAAACCATATTCATATTCTACAATAAATCACGAATTAGAAGTAAAATTTGGCACAAAACATATCCGACCTTTAATGCGAAATGATTATGATAATGTAATAAAAAAAATTAAATCATCCGGATTTATAATTAAAGGAAATAATTCAGGAGATTATTATTTACGCATAAATTGCGAATTTTTAGATAGTGGAACAGGCAGAATTAAATTATCTGATGTAAGAACTGAAATTAAAGGATTATATAATATTGAAGAATATTGTAAAAATAATGATATCAAATCATTATACGCAAATAATGTAACATGTATAGATTTTATTCATAAAAAAATGGGAAATATCAATAGAGAAAAAATATATCCTGTAGATTTTGATGATTTCAATTTTAGAGTATCTTATCAAACTGAAGAAAAAACCAAACACGGAATTAAAAATTTTATAATAGATAATTGGAAAAAATCAAAAAAAGAATTTAGATTTATTAATCGTGTATCATTTCAACATGAAGATTATCCATTTGTAATTGATGTTAGTATAGTAAAATTCGGTAATAGAACTACAGATAAATATGGACGTGAAAATAGAGGACAAACTATTAGAGTATATAATTTAAATGAATCTAATATATTTAATAATACAGAAGTATTTGAAATCGAAATCGAAATCGATAATACTAAAATCGGACCAAATACTCAATTTAATTCTCCATTATTAATATTAGAATCCTTAAGAAAAGTAATTAAATTAATTTTATCAGGACTCCAAGGAACTAATTATCCTGTTTCATATTCAGAACAACAATATGTTTTGGATTCTTATATGAAATTAATTTGGGGTAGCGATTATGATGTAAAAAAACATATTACTAGTAAAAATTTTATCGGTCCTAATTCTATTACATTACAACTTATTAATATCGCACCATTCGATACAAATTCAAATCAACCTAATATTCGCACAGACTTTATTGTCACTGATAAAGCAGATGGCATTAGACATTTATTATATATTTCTAAAGAAGGCAAAATATTCTTAATTAATACTAATATGGATATTATATTTACTGGTGCTATAACAACTAATTTGGAATGTTTTAATACATTATTAGATGGAGAATTAATATTACACGATAAACACGGGAAATTTATAAATTTATATGCTGCATTTGATGTATATTATATAAAAAATAAAGATGTCAGAACATTTTCATTCTTGTTATTACAAGAAGAAAAAGATATTACTAAATCAAGATATCAAATATTACAATTCATTAATAAAAACTTAAATCCAGTTTGTATTACAGATAACCGTAAAAAAGAAGAACAATCTATTACTAGTATAGTAAAACGTAATAAAAAATTAAATGAATTCATTTCACCAATTCGAATTGTATCAAAGGATTTTTATCCTAATAATAATAATCAAACTATATTTGAAGCGTGTAATTTAATTTTAGAAAAAGAAAGAGAAGGTAGATTTGAATATAATACTGATGGATTAATATTTTCACATTCATTATTTGGAGTAGGATCTAATGAAATCGGCAAATCTGGACCAAAAACAAAAATAACTTGGGAATATTCATTTAAATGGAAACCACCTCAATATAATACAATTGACTTTTTAATTACTACCGTTAAAAATTCTAATGGTATTGATACAATTCATTCTTTATTTCAAGATGGTATGAATAATGCTGAAACTACTCAATATAATCAATATAAAACTATTGAATTAAGATGCGGATTTAGTGAAAATAAAGATGGATTTATAAATCCTTGTCAAAATATTATTGATGATAATTTACCTGAATTTATATATAAAACCGATGATAAAACGGATGATTATTTACCAAAAAGATTTTATCCTACTGAACCATATGATGTTAATGCTGGATTATGTAATATATTATTACGATCAGACAGTATAGGTAATCCTAAAATGTTTACAGAAGAAAATGAAGTATTTGAAGATAACACTATCGTAGAGTTTAGATATGATTTAGATAAAGATGATGGATGGAAATGGATACCTTTAAGAGTTAGATATGATAAAACCGCTAAATTAAAAAGAGGCGAAAAAGAATTTGGAAATTCATATAAAACGTGTAATGAAAATTGGAAATCTATACATCCTACTGGTAGAATTACTGAAAATATGTTATCTACTGGATTAAATATTCCTACCATCAGTGTCAGTGAAGATAAATATTATAATACAACTGTCGGTAAATTTAAAACAGAAGCAATGAAAAATTTTCATAATTTATATATTAAAAAAATACTCATTACTGGAATATCCAAACCAGGAGATACATTTATTGATTTCGCTTGTGGTAAAGCAGGAGATCTTCCAAAATGGATTAATGCTAAATTATCTTTTGTATTTGGAATTGATTTATCTAAAGATAATTTAGAAAATCGTATTGATGGCGCTTGTAGCAGATTCTTAAAATTAAAAAAAACAAATAGACACGTCCCAGATGTGTTATTCGTTAATGGAAATAGCAGTTTTAATATTAAAGATGGCAGCGCAATGTTAAATGAAAAAGCAAAACAAATCACTAATGCTATTTTCGGAAAAGGAACTAAAGATCCAGAATTATTAGGAAAAGGAGTTATCAGACAATATGATAAAGGAATTGAAGGATTTAATATTTCTTCTTGTCAATTTGCCATTCATTACTTTTTTGAAAATCCAGATACTTTAACCAATTTTATTAAAAATGTTGCTGAATGTACAAAACTAAATGGATATTTTATTGGAACTTGTTATGATGGAAATTTAGTGTTTAATAAACTTAAACAAATTCACCAAGGCGAAAGTATTCAACTATTTGATAATAAAAAAAAAATATGGGAAATAGTTAAAGGATATGATAATGAAACTTTTAATGATGATTCGAGTTCTATTGGATATAGAATTGATGTATATCAAGAATCTATTAATCAATTAATCACTGAATATTTAGTCAATTTTAATTATTTAAATCGTGTTATGCTCAATTTTGGATTTGAAATTATTCATCAAGATGAAGCTCGTAGTTTCGGTTTACCTGAAGGTTCTGGATTATTTAGTGAAATGTTTTCATTTATGATGGATGACATCTCTAAAAATAAAATTAAAGCAAAAGATTATGGTAAAGCACCATATATGACACATAATGAAAAACAAATCTCATTTTTAAATAGATATTTTGTTTATAAAAAAATAATTAATGTTAATACAGATACAGTTAAAATTGATATCGAAGAATATGCTATACAACTTCCACTTGTTCCTATTGCTGTTGAAGAAGAAGTTGCCGCACCAAAAATAAAAGTTAAAAAACCCACTATTAAAAAATTAAATAAATTTATATTAATATCTGATGAAGAACCTTCTGAAGTTGCTCAACAAAAAGAAACACCTGTTGTTGTCGCTCAACAAAAAGAAGAAAAAATAAGTAAAACTGAAAAAGCAAAAGCTGAAAAAGCAGAAAAAGCTCAAGAAAAAGCACAAGAAAAAGCACTTAAAGCACAACAAAAAGAACAAGAAAAAGCACTTAAAGAACAAGAAAAATCACTTAAAGCACAACAAAAAGAACAAGAAAAAGCGGAAAAAGTTGAAAAAGCGGAAAAAGCAAAAACTGAAAAAGCGGAAAAAGCTCAAGAAAAAGCACAAGAAAAAACCGCAAAAACCGCAAAAGCAGAAAAAGCAGAAAAAGCCGAACTAAAAGCTCAAGAAAAAGTAAAAGAAAAAACGGAAAAAGCCGAACTAAAAGAACAAGAAAAAGCACTTAAAGCCGAACAAAAAGAACAAGAAAAAGCACTTAAAGCACAACAAAAAGAACAAGAAAAAGCCGAAAAAGCCGAACAAAAAGCACAAGAAAAAGCACTTAAAGCACAAGAAAAAAAGAAAAAATAAAATTAATATTATAACCTTAATGTGATTAATATTTACAATTTATATAACTATAATATTTTCTAACATACTTAAATAAATAAAATATAATAATAATAAAGAATGAATACTTATTTATTACCAAAAATACAATCTACAATTATAATATCTCCAACAAGTAATCCAGATAATATAACCAATCCATATATTTCATTTAGTCTTTTTAAATATCATATTGAAATACTTAATGAAATTACTACTATATGTATAAATAAAAATATAAATTTAAATGATATGCTAAAAATAATGAATCCATATGAATACATTTTTAATAAAATACCTGGAATAAATATATCTGTTAGCAAACTTAATTTTAAAACATATCTATTTTATGATTTATTCGAAATATTTGTAACACTCAATATTTTTAATATATATAAATATCCTATTAAAATATTACATTTAACCAATAATTATGATAGTATAGAATGTATTAAAATGTTACGTGACAATTATACTGATGAAATACATATATATGATAAAATTAATAATACAATTATTAATTTAATTGAAAATACTAAATTTCATTTTTTATATTTTGAATCAATAGAAACTAATTTAATTAAATATATAAATTCTTTAATTGAATTTATTATGATCATTTTTAAAAATCAAGAATTTAATGGAACATGTATTCTTAAAATTAATACTATTTTGTTTAAACCAATTATTGATATTTTATATATATTATCAACTTTATATAATAAAGTATATATTTTAAAACCAACTACCAGTAATTTAACTTCATCTGATAAATATATCGTTTGTAAAAAATTTGAACCATCTGAAATAAATAATAGTCATTTGATGCTAAATTATTCTAAATTAAATATTATTCTATCTGATAACCCTAATACAAATATTATATCATTATTAAATTATGATATTTCATTATATTTTAAAATGAAAATTAATGATATCAATATTATAATGGGAAATCAACAATTAGAAATTTTAAATTCATTAATGAATTTATTAATGAATAAAAATAAAAAAGATAAAATAGAATTAATGTCCAAAACAAATATTCAAAAATCAATTCTTTGGTGTGAAAAATTTAAAATTTCATATAATATTTTATCTGATAAAAATAATATTTTTTTACCACAATTTAAACATGATAATTTAATTGAACAATTTATATAAATTTTTTGTTATACATTATTTATATTATTAATATATAAAAATGAAATACTTTTCATTCTTTTATTTATATACATTGAAGAGAAAACTAACGAAACTAACGAAATGGACAGACCATACAATCAATTCTTTGTCAAAGAATTAGTGGAAGCGGATATACGCCATTTCCAACCGGGACCATTTGGGTGTCAAGGAGGTAAGGTATATAAAATAAATTTATATTCAACTGGAAATTTTGATATTTTTGAAAAAATATTACCTTGTTCTATGATGCGAATGGATAGGGCAGAAATATTTCCTGTTTTAAAATTTTATGCTAGACAAAATAATGAAAAAAATGAAATGAATAGAATGAACCCAATTGAAATGGACCAATATGACATTTATTATCAAAATCAAGCCCCATATTATAACGAAATATTAGATCGATGCACATTTGTACCTGATGAATTTATGATGCGATTTAATACTACTCAAACAACACCACTTGATAATCACGCAGAAATATTAAATTTAATAGAAAATATATTTCGAAAAAATAAAGGTAATGTTGTATTAGATGATTTTGAATCAATTAAATATATTATTCAACAACAACAACATATTTCACATAAACAAAAACGTAATGATGAATTAGAAAAAATGAATATATTATCTTCAAAACGGTATGATGTATTAGAAAAAATGAATATATTATTTTCAACACATAATGATGAATTAGAAAAAATGAATATATTATTTTCAACACGTAATGATGAATTAGAAAAAATGAATATATTATTTTCAATAATTTTATTATTTATAATTATTATATATCTAATAAAAAATTTTCGAAAATAATAATATTAAAAGTGTATAATTTATTTATATATATATATTAATAAAAAAAAGTTTATAAAACTTTTTTTTTAAACCTTTTTATTTAATTTATTAATTTAATAAAAAAATGAAATACTTTTCATTCTTTTATTTATATACATTGAAGAACACTAACAAAATGGACAGACCATACAATCAATTCTTTGTCAAAGAATTAGTGATAGGAGATTATTTTAAATGTAATGGACCATTTAGACGACCAATTAATAATAATTATTTAAGTATATATAAATTTAATTTATATTCAACTGGTAATTTTGATATTTTTGAAAAAAAAATACCTTATAATGGAAATATTTGTAGTCTTATACGGGATATATATCAATTTCCTATTTTAAAATATTATAATAAAAATGAAAGAAATCAAGATGATGAAAATTATTTCTTATTACATCTACACGATCACCAAATAATACAGCGTTGTACATTTGTACCTGATGATTTTATGATGAGATTTAATACTACTCAAACAACCCCACTTGATAATCAAATACAAATATTAAATTTAATAGAAAATATATTTCGAAAAAATAAAGGTAATGTTGTATTAAACGATTTTGAACCAATCAAATATATTATTCAACAACAACAAAATATTTCATATACACAAAAACGTAATGATGTATTAGAAAAAACAAATATATTATTTTCAATAAGTATATTTTATATATTTATTGTATATCTAATAAAAATGTTTCGATAAATATAAAATATAAAATTTGTATATATATTAATATTAATTTATATATTAATTAATAAAAAAAGTTTATAAAACTTTTTTTTATTATATTTCATAAATAATATAGAGTTATTTTTTTTGTGTTTTTTATTATATTTATAATAATTAAGATGTCAATTCATACATTTGGCGATAGTCATTCACATAATGGGTGGTCTGGAATAATTAATCATCATTTAAATGCTAGATTATGTTATAGTTTTGGTAGAGATAAATTAAATTTTTGTGATATTCGTAATTTTAATGTCAAAGATGGTGATACGATTATTTTTTGTTTAGGTGAAATAGATTGTTGATGTCATATTAATAAACATATAAATGAAACAAATACATATGAAGATATAATAGACAAAATAGTTTGTAATTATTTTGAAGCAATTAAATTAAATGTAATCACTTCTCAACTTAAATTAAAAAATGTGTGCGTTTATAATGTGGTTCCACCCGTTCAAAAACATAATACACAAGAAGATTCAAGACAGCCCTATTTAGGTAGTGACGAAGAACGAAAAAAATATGTTTTATACTTCAATAAAAAATTAAAAGAAAAATGTAATGAAAATAATTATATATTTTTTGATATTTATGATAAGTATATAGATGAAAATGGATTTTTAAGAAAAGAATTAAGTGATGGTTTAGTTCATATAATGGATGGAGTATATATAACTAATTTTATAAATGAAAATAATATATAAAATAATCGGCATTTGAAATGTTTCGATAAATATAAAATATAAAAATTGTATATATTAATATTAATTTACAAATTGAGCAGTTCCACTTGTAGTATTATATGTATTTGGAGATTGAGAGAAATGATTAGAACTGAATACAGCAGATGGATAATATCGATATGGACTTAATTGAGAAACCTGATTTTGATACTGTGGTAATGATTTATAATAACACAATTTTTTATTTTGAAATGGATATGTAGTAGGTGAATTACAATTAGGTGCTTTATTTTTATATAAATTAGCATAATTAGGATTATCTCCAGCATATAACTGATTAGCAGTAACTAACATTTGTCCTGTATTATTATAATTTTGAATTGAAGCTGCATTAGTTGAAATAGTATCAACATTAAGTTTTAGAATTCTAGTAGAACTATCAACAGCACCTTCTTTAGCATATTGAAAGTTATTAGGTTTATACACAACCAATTGACAACCAGCAGGATTAGATGGTCCAGAAATAGGCATACCAGAATATGGATTTTTAATAAATTCAGTAAATACAATTAATGAATTACTTTTATGTGGTTCTTGTAAAGTATTTAACCAATTAAAAAATCCTGGAATAGAATTAATATTAAGAGTATTAAATGTATTAACTTCACTTTGAGTTAAAATATTTTTATTAAACATAATAGTTATCATTTGAGAAATAAGAGCATTTTCAGTTGCATCAAATATTTGAGCATTCGGTTGACAATTTGCTAAATAAGTATTAGTTAAAGATAAAGGACTTCCTGGTATAGGTCCTTTATTTCCATCTACAGAAATATAATAAGGATTTGATTTATAAACAGAATTATCCATATTTGTTTTATATGATAAGAAATTAAATGCCTTTTGAGTATAAGTTTTACATCTATTTTGAAGATATTGAGTATGTGTAGTATAATAATTATTTTTAATATTAGTACTAGCATAAATTGCTCTGCGTTTTGCTTTATATTCATCATTACAACATAAAATAGGATTTGTAGTATTTGCTTGAGGATTCTCTTCTAAAAATGTTTTATTAGGAAAATAATTAGCAATAATTCCAACACCTTGACACGTTTTACAATCGGTCAATAATTTATTAATATTATTATTTTCATTAGGTACATTCTGTTTAACAGTATATGCTCCAGGTTTATCTTGCATATCATTTAATAAACCAGAACCTCCAAATCCTCCACCGAGAGAAGTTCCTTTACTAGATGCTACAAATCTATTCATATTATAATTTATTAAAGCTGCTTCATTAATAGTTATAGAAATATTACTATTATAAGGATCTTTACCATTTAAATTATTTGCTTGAATTGGCACAGATGGTATAACTCTACCTTTTCTAAAATGTTTAATTGGTCTTGGAATAAATACTCTTGTATTTGAATATGTTCTTGAAGGAAATGAACCGGATTTAAAAACATTTCCAACATCATTATTTGTTAAAGGTCTAATGTGTCCTGGAGCTGTTCCAACTGGATTACTATTAATACCTGTTCCTTTCCATGAAATATATTGTTGATTATAATATGTGCTATTATGATTATAACCTGATGCAGGCATAGATCTCATTCCTAATGGATAAACCGCTGTTGACATTTATAATATTATAAAAGAAAATAAAAGAAAATAAAGAAATAAAAAGAAATAAAGTAATATATTATATAAATGGTATCATTTATATATATTTTAATATTATTTTTTATTATATTAATTACTTATCAAGTAATTATTAATAATTCTACTATAGAAGGATTAACCACTTCAACCGTAACTGGAACTGGAATTGCTGGAACTGCCGTTGGAACTACTATCGGAACAGGTACATCATATACTCCATATGATACAACTACTGCTCCTACGAATGCTTTAACTTTAGCAATACAAAATGCTGAAAATATTGAATACTTATACCAATCTATCGCTTCATTTCAAAATATGAATACTGAAATTCAAGATTTAAGCGGTAATGTAACCACTTTACAAAATCAAGTTAATACTTTAGTTCAAGCTAATCAACAATATACATCTAATATGCTTGGAACTACACCCCCTGTAATTACAGGTTCTACAGCTTCTACAACTTCTACAGGTTCTACATCTTCTACAACTTCTACAGATACCACTTCTTAATAACACTATTTCACTTTTAATATTACTATTTACTATTCTATTTAAATTAAATTATATAAAATATTAATATAATTTAATAATAATGTCTAATATATTTGAACAAGTATTAACTGATGCAACCGGCGTAGAAACTAATTTACTTGGACCTACATATCCTTATTATCAAAATATAAAATCTCCTTCAGAACTTGGAATGAATGCTAATGGAACTATACCACAAGTCGGTAAAAATATTACTGGATTAATACAATATGTCGATGTATTAGTTACAGGTGATAGTTCCGCTTCTACAACAGGCGGACCTTTAGGAAATAAATTCTTTTTACAAACTGGTGCAAAATGTTCTGCAGGAACAAATTGCACTGCGGATCCTTCGAATTGTCAAACTGTTGACAGATATATTTATGTCAATAATGTACCAAATGGAGATATACCATTCATATCAAGTGGATTAGGAGAAAACTTTTCGGATTTTAAAGGATTAATTCCTGGCGCTTTGGGAAATTTAAATGTATTAAATCCTTATGCTATTTTAAGTTCTTTTATGTCAGGATCCACACCTCCTTGTCAAGAACTTACTATGCAAACAATTGATACTAATAATAATTCGTCTTCTGAAACTCATTATGTCACATTAACTGATATTTCTAATATGGATGCGTGTTCTTTTTCAAATGGAACTAATCCTGTTTCAAATTCTAAATGTAGTGAAACATTTCAAACTGGTGTTTTTAAAAATAATAGTGTTTCTAAAAATGCAGCACATATTATGTCATCTGATCCTTTAGATAAAATTTATTTCGCTTGTTTAAGTGCTATTGCTATTTATATCTTATATTGTTTTATGAAAAAATCCAATTAATACTTTTTAATACTTTATAAAAAAAATAAACACTTTCACAATTTATATATCTCTCTTTTAATTCTATTCTCTTGAAATATAAATATTTTAATATATATTATAATAGAGAGAAAAAAATTATATTAATAAAAATTTATACAATATTTTTTTATTAAATTTAATAATTAATTTATTAATCTATATTTCTAGATAAATTCTCTTTTAAAATTAATTGTTGAGTTAAATTTAATATAGCATTATATTGTTGTGATATAATGATTTTATCTTGTTGTGATATTGTGTTTTTATCTTTTTCTAATTGAGCTATTATTATTTTTTGATTATTTATTATTTCACGTAAATTTATATTTTCAATATAATAATTATGTTTATTTGCATTTAAACTGTCTATCCATTTAATATGAGATTTCGATTTTATATGTATTGAAAAACTTCCTTTATCATAAAATAAATGACTTTTTCTACTTCCACATGGACATCTTAATCCATTCTTAAAATTATTTATATGTATAATATTATCTACATATTGATGCAACTCATTTATACTCGGTTCGTAAATATCAGATTCACTTATTAACTCCATTAAATTGTAATTATTATAAATTTATATTTATAAATATATTTCATTTTTTTTTATAAATATAAATTATCATTTTATATATTTCATTTTTCTTTTACTTTTTCTATTTTTATTATTTTTTCTTTTACTTTTTCTATTTTTATTACTTTTTCTTTTACTTTTTCCTCCTTTAATAGATAAATTTTCTTGTATTATATCATTGTATTGTTGATCATCTAAACACTTATTATTATTAACACAATTTTGATTTTGAAATGAAGTGTATTGTTTTCTGCATTTAAACACACCTGATGCATTTGAAGTACATCTAATTTTAAATTTTAAATCCTTTAAATCTTGTTTATCTTTGTCATCTTGGTCATCTTGGTCATCTTGTGTTTTTTTATATTCTTTAAGTGTTGTTTTATATTTATTAAACTTATTTCCAAAATAATTCCAGGACGACATATAATATAATATTTTATTTAATTTTTACAAGATTTACAATGTAAATGATGGTGACGACGACAAAATTTCATACTTTTTCTTTTTCTACCACCTACAGTTTTACCTGAAAATGATGCAGCATTGTTTGCTAAATTTGTATGTGATGAAAATCCACCTTTTTGTTTTATAATTCCACCACATTTACCACATCTACCACCGGTTGTTGTGGTTAAAGTATAAGATGGTTCAGTATCATCCGTTAATGATCTACCCCAGTTTCGCTGTTGCTGCGGTTGCTCATATCTATTATTTGAGTGCTGATATTCATTCTTCGGATCAGTCGACGAATTATGAAATGGATTCAAACTATTCCAAAATGAAGGGGAACTATTTCTATCCTGATTTTCTTCCCCAGTTCCAAAAATATTCCAATCTCCTCCTCCTCCTTTTTGTCTTTTGCGTCTAGTGCGTCTAGTATGTCTTTTTTGTGTCATTTATATAATATAATAATAATATATATTATATGAATAATTATTATTAATTATTATTAATTTTTTAAAACGAATTTTTTAAAACAATAAAAAGCTGCTAAAGCACCTAGAATTTCAACAATAATATATGGAATTAATTCATACTTAGCGATTTTACCAGAAATATAATAAGAGATAGCAACAGCTGGATTATATGCTCCTCCAGAAATTTTGCCTCCTAATAAACATCCTATGGATAATGCTGTTCCAATAGCAATCCAATTATTAGTTGCAAGAATAACATATACAAGGAGCATTGTTCCTAAAAATTCAACTAAATATTTATTCATTATAATATTAATAAATAATTTAATATTAATAATTAAATATAATTATTTCTGTTAGGAGGTATAGGACCAATAATTTTTTGTAAAAACGAAAAATATTGTGGTCCTTGTCCGTGATTTTTCATCCAAGTATAAATTCTGTTTTGAGAACCGATTTTATTACGCGGGGAACCAATAAGTAATGCAGGTCCAGTTCTACCATAACTTCCAATTCCATAAGAAGGAGTTAAAACAGGATATCCAACATTTTGCGTATAATTTGACATATTATAATAATACTAAATATTATATTTTTAAATTTAATAATTTTGTCGAACAATTGATCCCCAAGCACATATTTTCCCATTAACTAAATTAATATTTTGTATAGCTCCTTTTTTTTTGGGAGCAACACATCCGCCAGAACGAGCTCTTTTTAAAGTAGTCATAGTTCCACTAGGATAATAACTTTTAGTACCGATTGGTACATTATTAGGTAAGTTAACTTTATAAGCGCTTTTACCTATAGCATTACTTTTAATAGTATTTAAATGTAAAGATGATGAAATAGGTGGAATATAATTTGTATGAGATGAAGTAGAAACCATTCTTCCAGATGAATTAATTTGATATCCTAATGGTGTAGATAATTTACCAGAGATGATTTGATTAATAATAGATTGTTGATTTTGAGCAGTTCTTAAATATTGATGTCTCGCATTAGTATTCATTTCAGAATAAACTGGTTCTTGCATTGAATAGAATTGAGGTGGTGTAGGTCTTAATCCCGTTAAAATTCCATAATTATGATATGGAATTTGAGGAGGTGTTTGATTAGTGCTTAATGGTCCAGTAATAGGAGCATTAACATAATTATTATATGATACAGAACCTATATTTCTAGATACTGCATATGGAGTAGTCATTAATATTAATATATATATTTATTATTATTTTCTCTATTAACAGAATTGGGATTATTACAAAATAAACAATATTGAATAAAAATATGTGATTCAACAAAAATATTATTATTAGATTTGCATTTAGAACATTTAAATATATTAGGTAATTGGCAGATTAAATGTTTATTAAAATCTGTTTTTTGATATATTATATTGTTTTTAATACGTTGCATAATATAATATAATATAATTAAAATCTGTTTTTTGATATATTATATTGTTTTTAATACAATTTATTATATTATATATTATTTACATTACTTAAATATAAATTAATATCTACGTACTGCTTTTAGTGCTACTTGACTAGCATTAGATTGATCGCCACCATATGATAAATCATTATAGTTTTTATTTACAGCTCTTTGTTTTAAATAAGTAGTATAATCTGAACTATCATAAACATATTTTACATTACATGCAGCAGCAGGAATATCTTTAATTAATTGAATACTACTATAAGTAGCAGATGGAGTACAAGAAACAGAAACAGAACCAAAACGTGTTTTTAATCCTTTAAGATTTGGTCTACTTTGGAAACTTTGACAACTTCCACCACACGAATAATTTTCACGACTTAAAAGGTCTCCTGCATTATTAACAGCTCTAAAAGGAGTAGTTACACTTTGTTTTAAATTATTACGTCTTAATTGACTAGGATAAGTTGTATTCCAAGCTTGTTTTAAAGTGAATCGAATTTGTTCATATTCTGGATATCTTTTATCCACATTTTGAGTCGGTTGAGGAATCCAACCATGTATAGCTCCTCCAGAACTTTTTTTACTTGTTGCTAAAATATTAAAAGCAACATTACTTCCATTAATTGCACTAGTATATCCTATAGATGTCATTTATATAATAGTATAGTAAAAAAATATTATTAATAATTTAATCTAAATAAAAAATAAAAAAAAAATAAATGAATATTATAAATGTTAAATAAATCGTTGTTATTAAGTGGAATAATTTTATTATTAATTGATAGTATTTATATAAATTTATCAAAAAAGTATTTTATAAATCAAATACAACGTATTCAAAATAAAAAACCTAAATTAAATTATATAGGTATAATATTATGTTATATATTTTTAATTATTGGAATTAATTATTTTATAATTAAACCAAGTAAAAGTATATCTGATGCGTTTATATTAGGTATAGTAATTTATGGTGTATATGAAACAACCAATTATGCATTATTAGAAAATTGGTCATTTTTAACTGTAATTATGGATACTTTATGGGGTGGTATATTATTTGCATTAACTACTTATATTATGATTAAATTACAAAAGTATTTGAATATTAATAAATAATTAATTATATTAAAATTTAGTGACATATATAATATGTCACTAAATAAAAAAGATATTATTATTGAAATAAAAGATACTTTAGATAAAAACAAATTAGATGACTTAAAAAGATTTTTAAGTAAGCGTCAATGTTTAAATACTAATAATTTATATTTAAATTACTTATTTCATTTAGTTCAAACGGCTGGAATATTTACCACTTCATATGCTACAGGAAATAATAATATAAATTTAATATGGGTAGGCATATTTTTAAATATGTTGGCAACACTAATTAGTATTTATGAACAAACTAATAATTCAATTTTAAAAAAAATAATAACTGATATTAAATTAATAAAAGATAATAATTATATAGATGAAGGAGATATAATAGATACTAATACAATGAATTTATCAAATAATCCTTTAAGTTCTAGTTCTAATTTAAATGATACTTCAAATACTAATAATCTAAATATTAAATCAGATAATTTACAAAATAATACAACAATTACAACACCATTATTAGATAAATAATTTATGTATTTGTGGTCATTATTCGTGGAGCAATATTCATTGTATTTAATTCTTGAAATAATAATTTACAAGCATATGGAATTTCTACATATGCAAAATCTACACGATTATCACACGTTCGGCAATGATGAATATGCATTTTTTCATTGTATGCAGCAATAAGACCACATTTTTTACAAACGTGTACTGAATATTTATCTGAAGCATCATATATTCTTCCTTTAGTAAATCTAGATGCACCGTGTGATACCATACAATTATGTGCAACTATTCCATTAGCTAAGAATGAATGTGTATTTTCAACTTCAATATCATATACTTTATGTATTCCAATAGGTCTAATATCTATAACTGTTAAATTCATAGTTGGTAAACCATCACATTCTCGTTTAACTCCATAACTTGATAAATTTAATGTATTATTTTCATCATCAATATCATTATTATTTAGAGCATCTTCATCATCTTCATTTTCATCTTCATAAATATCAACTTTTTTAATTTGTTTACGAATTGTATCATTATTTAAGAACCATTCTAAAGCACCAATTTCTGTTAAATATTCTTCTGCTGTAGGAAATAAATTACTTGAAAATTTTCCAAATTTAGTTCCTTTAATTAGATGATCTGTAATATCGTGTGCTGATGGAATAGCATATATATGTATTAAAGGTTCTAATAAATTTAATTCATCAATAGCTTGTTCAATAGCATTTTTTGTAGGAACAATTTTATTCGGTGTTTCTTTTTTAATTCGTGTAAATTGTGTAATTTCATCAACTCGTTTTACAATCCAATTATGTTGTCTAATAACTTCATTTCTTAATCTTTTATAAGAAACACCTGCTTCTAATCTTTGTGATTTATGACAACAATATCTAAATCCGATTTGATCGTGAAATTGAATTAATTCATCAATATCTAAATGTAAAATTAACTGATAATTATTTAATTTTGTATCACTATTTTTTTTATTTTTTGAAAAACTAGTTTCTTTAAATTGTTGAATAGAAACTTTATTAATATTAAATTTTTGTAGTAATTTTTTAATATCATTCATCATTTCAGTAAGAGATTCTAAATGTAGTTTATTTTTAGTTTGTGAAAATGAGATTGAAGATAATAAATCTCTTTTTCCTCTATGTAGTCCAAGAACACAAGTATGTCCGTCTCCTCCGAATAATCCTCCTAAAAATTCGCGAATGATTGGTTTAGGACAATTTTCATCAAGAATAAATTCTGGTAGTATTGCTTTTTGTATAACTTTTTTTCCAATAATTAAACCTTCTAATTGAATTATATGATTGAGTAAAACTACAGGAATTCTTACACTATATAAATTTTTATGTTTAAAATTAGTTTGTTTTATATTACATAAAAGTTTAAGATCGTTAATAAAACTATTTACATCAATCATATGTCCTAAAAATATAGTTCCTGTATATATATTTTTACGATAACCAATATGTCCATCTGTTATTAAATATCCAATTAATTTAGATAATATAAGTGTTTTTTTATAATTTTCAAGTGTATCAGTTTTAAATAACAAATCTCCAACTTTTAAATTCCATCCATTACATTCTTTGATTTCATCATTAAAATCAACTACAGGACATGTAATACTAGATTTTACTTTTTGTTTTCCAACTATTAAATCTTTTGCTTTTATCCATTGATTATCTGATGTTAATATAGGATGTTCTGGTGTACAACTTTTAGTTCTACCATCTTGAAATGTTAATTGAATGCATTCACGTTCTCCTTTATACATAAATCCAACTTGTTTAGAAGGTATCATTTTATTTGTTGTTTCATCCCATCCATATACTTCATTATTACAATCTCCCATATCTTGTATCAACATACTGAGACCATTAGTAAGTGTGATTTGCGTCGTACCCAATTCACAATCTCTTTCCATTTCTCCAAACCTTAACCCTCCATCTCGCGATCGTCCTTCAGCTGGTTGTCTAGTTAAATTCACCATTGGACCAATAGAACGACTATGCACTTTATCATTAACCATATGTTTTAATCTTTGATAAAATACAGGACCAATAAATACACTACATTCGTGTTGTTCTCCAGTTAATCCATTATATAATAATTCATTACCGTGAGCTTCATAACCCAGTTTTAATAATTCATCACAAATATCTTTAATATCAAAATTCCCAAATGATGTACCATCTCCAAATAAACCTAATTCTAGTAATACTTTTCCAAGAACAGTTTCTTTTAATTGACCTATAGTCATACGAGATGGAATTGCGTGTGGATTTATTATAATATCTGGTCTAACACCTGAACTTGTAAAAGGCATATCACATTCTGGAATAATATTTCCTACAGTACCTTTCTGACCATGACGACTACTAAACTTATCACCAATTACAGGTTTTCTAACAGTTCTAAGTCGAACTTTCGCAAAATTATATCCTTCTCCATTTCTATCAATATAATTTTTATCAATATATGTTTCTTCAATCGTTTTATAAATTTTACTTTGATCTTCATATTTAATAACTTTTGTGTGATCGTTTCTATTTTCTTTTATTGGGGTAACTTTCGCAATAATTACATCTCGATTTTCTACTAAAGTATTTTCAGGTATTACTCCTTTCGAATTTACTTTTGTATAATTACCCATTTTCATCCCTTTTGTTTTTGTAATATCAGGCTTACATCTAATTTCTTCATCTCCATTTATTTTTTGTTTATCTTCATCTTTTTCTGTATGATATACAGTTACTAATGACATACCTCTATCAATAGAACCTTGGTTTATAAGTAATGAATCTTCTTGATTATAACCAGTATGTGTCATTATTGCAACAATCACTTGTGTTCCTGATGGAATCTTATTCAGTTGTATCATATTCATAATACGAGTATCTACTAGTGGTCTCATTGGATAATTTAAAACATATGCTGTTTTATCCATTCTATTTTCATAACTAGTTACATACACACCCATCGCTTGCTTACCTTGGGCACAATTACTTGATAAGAAATTATTACCTGCTATAAAACTATGATTATCTGAATCTACTGTAATATCAGATACTTGTTTATTATCTACTAATTTTATAGATTTAATTGGAATAAAAAGCATATTATTTAATAATATAATTTGACTGTACCATTTTTCAATTGTATTTTCACCTAAATTTCTCATAGTAATTTTTCTATTTTGTTTATAACTTCTAATTATATCTGAAATATAACTTACTTTTAACTGAAATTTATTCGCAATAAATGTATTAGTTTCCTTCATATCATGTAATAATCTTATAGATATAATCATTTTTTTATGTTCTTCAAATAAATTTAATTTATATTTTAAATATTCTATAATTATAAATGAGTGATTATTTTTTGTTGAACAATATCTATATCCAATATTATCAAAATATTTAATTAAATTACTTTGTTTATCTGATATTTTATAAGCTACTTTTATTCTTTCATTTTCTATTTTACATGGTTTAATATTTAAAACTTCAATACCAAATTCCGTTAATAAATTTGAACATTGCTCCATAAATTTAATTAAAGAATTTTCAAATAAAGGATTTATTTGTTGTGATGTTTCAGCACATACGAAATTATAACCTTTATCTATTTTATTCCATCTAATTTTACAACCATCACCTCCTTGAAATCCACTTAAAAATTCTCGTTTTATTAATTTACTTCCATTTAAAATCCATAATGGAACTTCTTTTCTATAATGTTCTGTTTTTCTTCCATAACTTACATCTAATGCTAATAATAAACACGGAAATACACCATTATGTGTTACCGCATATGTCGTATGTGTTGTATCATTAAAAGATCTAGATGAATTATTATAATTACATTTATTAAAACCACATAATTGAATATCATTTTCAAACATCTTTACATCATCTTCTGTTCCAAAATTAAAACTACATGACGCAAATTTATTATTATATCTTTCATAAATATTTATTGAACCATCTGCTAGAATAAATCCAAACATTCTCGCAATAATAGGTAATTTATAATTTGTATTGTAAAGAGGTAATAAACCTATTTCTTTTAATTTATCTACATATTTATTTATTAATTTTAATTTAAAATTATTATTTATAAAGAAGTTTCTAAATTCTTCTTCTGTTAATATTATTTTTTCTTCTTCAATTGAAATAGGTAAATCCGATTGATATGGTAATATTCCAATTCGTGTTTCATTAACCATCATATTTTTTACTTCACACCAACCTTCATATGTCATAAATTTATGATCTTCTGTTGCAATTATTTCTCTTTCACTTAAAGTTGTTATTTTATACATTTTTTTATCTGTTTCTCTTATGTAATGATTTACAACACTTGTATAATTCATTTCCATTGTTATAGGATTAAAACAAACCACATTATCACCTATTTTTATTTCTTTAATTGCAATTTTACTTCCATTACTTAATAATACTGTTTCATTAATATCTAAACATTGATATGTGTTACGAGGTGATTGATTGTGTTCTGGAAATGGAATACACGATGCTAACACTCCAAATATAGTTGAAGGATGAATTTCACAATGTGTATATTTATATATATTATCACTTTTAACAATTATATCTTTAGGTTTAGTTGCAATTAATGTCCACGATTGTTCTTCAGGATCAATATATTCTATAACCGAATCTGGAATTATTGAACTAGTTAATAAATTATCCCAATTTAAAGTTTTATTATTTAATTTATCTAAAATAGATGGTGTAATTAAAATATTTTTATCTTTTACACGCAATAATGGTCTAGTTAATCTTCCACTATCATTACAAACACGAATTTCACCCATTTTATAATCAAATATTATAGAAGTATAAATATTAATTATACCTTTATATTTTTTATCTTTTAACGATAAATATAATTCTTGAGGATTCTCTGTAATTCCTATCCAGGCACCATTTATAAATACTTTTATTTTATCATACATATCTTCTGATAAAATACCTTCTTTATCAATAGATATAACATATGGTAATATATATTCATATAATGGTAATGAATCTGAATAAATAGTTATATGTGTCATATAACTTAAATTTTTTATTATTCCAACACTTGCACCTTCAGGAGTATTGTGTACAACCAGACCATCTTTCAAACAGAACCTTCCACGCTTATCGTGAAGTTGCCATCCTACGTAAGGACCTATTCCTACTTCATTTAAACTAAATTTACTGCACATAGAAGATTTACTTTTTAATAAATGTGTTTTATTTTCTATAGGAACTAAATATGGTTTCATTTCCACGGTCCAATTAATACCTAATACTTTAAATAAAACTAAATTGTCACGAGTTGTTTTATTTAATTTTAAGTATTTCTCAATAGTTATATCTATTGTATCATCATCATCAAAACTATTTACAAAATCTTCTGCTTCTTTTAAAGATGTAAAATATTTTTCTTGAAACTTTAATTCATCACGATTAAGAAATTTTACAATATGAGTATATTTTCTATCTTTTTTATCTTTTTTATTAAAATTTCCAATAACTTTGTGACCACGTATTTTAAGAGTTAGAATATGATTATCAGTTACTCTATGTTTCATAAAATTGTCTTTATTAGGAATAATATCATACATATTCTTCAATCCAGAACAAGTAGAACGAACCTCTGTTGAATTTCCCATATCATCAACAAGAACATCACCGATTATTATATCTCCAGCACGTTTTGAAGTTCCATCCCACATCAAAATTTGAGTTTCAGGATCGAAACATTCTGCAGGACATAAAAATCCCCAACTTGTATTATGTAATTTACGAGGTGGGATTAATTTTCCACTTTTATCAGTTGGTGTGGATATTCTTCTAGCGTGACTTAAACTAGAAACATAATTCAATCTATTATATACTTGTGCTACTCCAACTTTATTAGAATTTGTATGTTTAATTCCAAAATCTCCTGTAGAAAGTGCTCTTTTAAGTCCATTTTCAATTGTAGTTGATTTAATTACTTTATAAATATTAGTCATATTTATAATATTTTCATAATCATCAGTTGATTTCCATGAACCATTATTGATTTCTCTAATTACTTGTTTTTCCATATCTTTTACTAATTTATTAAAATAATTTCTATAAAGATTATTTAGCAAACTGCCTGTTAAATCTATTCGTTTATTTAAATAAGAATCTCTATCATCTTGTTTAATAATTTCAAATGATGCGAGTAATAATTTATGTGTCATATATCCCAAAAAATATATTTTTTGTTCTGTTGTATTACAATGAGGGAATAAATCATTACTTAATATTTCTATAGTGAAATCGTGTTTTTTCTTTGCTCCTATTTCTTTATCCATATTGATTGGAGTATACATTACAAATCCAGTTATATATTTTATACATTCTTTTTGTGTTAAATATTTATTAGCTTCAATAATAGAACCTTGTAATGCTTCAAGCATATGTTTATTTTTTTTATCATCTATATTTAGAATAATTCTCTCACATATTTCTTTATCAGAAATTACACCAATAGCACGAAATACTATAAATAATGGTATAGGTTGTTTTACACGTGGTAAATCAACACAAATGGCATTTCCGAATCCATTATTTTTAGAACTAATCATCATATTAATTTGTTTTGGTGAAATACATTTAAAATCTGGAACTGATTTTACTTCTGCTTTCCATGTATATTTTGTATCATTCTTAGATATATTAAAACAATATACTTTATTTTCTGCTGCACGTTCTTGTCCTAATACAATTTTTTCAGAACCATTAATAATAAAATATCCTCCTACATCAAATTTACATTCTCCAGTTTGAGTATGTTCAAAATGAGTATATTGACTTAATACACAAATATTGGATTTTATCATAATTGGAATTTTACCAATATGAATTTTAGGAATAACTTTATGAAATATTTGAATATTTTCTAGATTAGATCCATTACGAACTACATATTTAATATTTATATCTATAGTTGTAGCAGAAGCATATGTGAAATTTCTTAAACGTGCTTCATGAGGAAACATTAATTTAATCGCTCCATTATTTTCATGTATTTGAGGTCTATAAATATTAAAATTTTCAAATGTAATAAAAATTTCTAGTGAATAATTTTTAGAAACTGGGTCAAAATCTTGTTCTGAAACAATATGTATTGGATTAAACATATTGATTGTTTTAATCATTTGATATTCTACAAAATTATTATATGATTCTAGTTGATGTCTTACAAATCTAGTTAAAGGATCTCCACGAAAATAAGATTCTATAATATTCCATGGTGTTTCAATATATTGGTCCTTTTTTATATCAAATACCTCTTTTTCTTCTCTTGTTTCTTTTTCTTCTTTTGTTTTAAAACTTTCACAAATTGATGAACTCATATTTTCCATTATATTTGAATTTAATGATGTCATGTATAACTCTTATTTTACATTTCAATTTATTTTTAAATTGTTTTAATAATAATTCATAAAACAATTATTCAGTTATTATTTATTTCATCTCATTTTTTATTCAATTACTTATATATATATGTTGTGTAAATACAAAGATATATTAGGCAAAGTTGGAAAAGGAATTCATTCTTATAGAATATTTAATATCGCTATAATGGATGTTATTTTTACTATAATCGCCGCATTTTTAATTCATTTATTTATTCCAAAATATAACTTTTATTTTATTTTAATATTGCTATTTTTAAGTGGCATTTTTTTACATCGTTTATTTTGTGTTAAAACTACTATTGATCGATTTTTATTTAATTAATTTCTCTCTAGTTATATTCTTTCTTTTTTTATTTTATATTATAATAAATGTCAAATAAAACTATTAAAATTAATCCTAACTTATTTAATGTCGGCGGCAGTTTTAAAAAAAAAAATAAACCTAAAACTTCTAAATTACATTTAATCTCTTCTAATATCTCTCCTAATGTTTTAAAAAAAAAATTATTAAAAAGAATACACGAACATAAACATCGTGAAATTGAACATAATAATAACGCAAAAAAAAATAATGAAAACAAAACTAATATTGAAAATGATTCCAATGATTCTTTTTCTAATGAATTTAATGATTCTATTAATTATTTACAAACATTATCTACACAACAACACAAAAATAATATTGCTTCTAATTTAACTAAACAAAAAAAGGATTTAGAAAATAAAACTATTAAAAATCATTCTTTATTTGTTTCACCTGATGTAAATATACAATTAGCCGAAGAATTACAACCTTTAATTCCATTGAATACTACTCAATTTCAACCATTATATACACAACAACATAATCCTATACAATTACAACCAAATATACCACCACCACCTCTTTTCTCTATATTAAAAAATGGCACAAAATTAACAAAAAAAGAATGGACTAAAAAAAATTTACAAAATTATACTAATCCTCCAATTATACATGATAATGACAAAATAGAGAGAGAACAAAGATTAAATAAAATACGTTTAAAAGTACAAGCATTAAAAACTGACGAAAATAAACAAAATAATATTAATATTCATTCTAATAATTCTATTTCATCTCCTTTAGTTAATAATATCAATTCTATTGATTCTATTTCTACTCCTGTTATTCATTCTAATTCCAATTCTATTTCTAATATTTCTACTCCTATTGTTCATTCTAATTCTAATAATACTTCCACAAATATATCACCCAATTTATCTAAAATTATTAAAAAAATTACTAAACACAAATACATTTTAGGTAAATCTTCTTGTAAAAATACAATTGGAGTTTCATTAAAAAGTAAAGAAACATGTAAAAAAATAATTAACGCACAAAAAGAACTTAAAAAAAAACCAATTACTATTAAAAAAAAATATTTAAGAGATCATAATTTACTCAAAATTGGAAGTAACGCACCTAATGATGTTATTAATAAATTATATGAAACATCTATATTAGCAGGAGAAATCACTAATATTAATAATGATACATTATTATATAATATTTCAAAACAAGATACTGAATTATAATATTATCTTTTAATAC